TTTTGTTGATGACTCTAAAATAGGTCTCACCTCTTTATAATTTTTAAATTTTTTCTTACCCGGTGCCTTAGTTACTTGTTGTGGCATCTTCGATCTGTTGACGACCATATCAGACCAGTCCTTTGTAGTACTTGACGAGACTTGGGTTGGAGACTTTAACACCTCCCAAATCTCCACGGATGTAACGACCACGATAAGGCTCAGTAACACCACCAGCAGCTTTTTTAACCCTTTTAACAATGGTAGGAACATTAGTAGGTTTTGGTCCAACATTCCCAGCTGCTCTTTTTCTAGCAACGGCTGAACGTCTTTGACCTTCCGACATCGATCTTGCTTTCGCAAGCGGGACACATTTCGGATATTTCCTTTTCGCGTCTTTCTTTTGTTTCGACCTCCCACACTTGGCAAAAGATCCATCCTTTCTTTTAGATCCGATATCGACCCATTTTTGTTTGAACCAATCGTCGAGACCTTTTTTAGCCATATTATTATTTGTAACCTCTTTTGGCTAGTTTAGGTTTAATTCTACAAACTCTTCCACCTTTTTTAAATTTTTTTTCAAAATAAAATTCTGCACCTTTTTTGCCAATTTTAAAACCTTTAATTGTTCTTTTTTCAGGATCTACCTTAGTAATTCTAAAACTAGGGTCAAACTCCATTTTATTATCTTCTATTTCTTTTTTGATATCATCACCCTTTTTTGGTTTCTTAAAAACTTTTGATCTATCTTTGGGAGAGAAAAGTTCTAATTCTGTTTTAGTTTTTGAACCCGGTAGTTGACGACCTTTTTTAGCCATGACTTTAGAAAACCTTTGTTGTTTTTCTTCTATTAGACATGACAGCACCACATCCTTTTGCAATGCCTCCTCTTTTTAATCCTTGTCTTCTTAATCTCTCTGTTGCTTCCGTTAATCCACCACCTGCAAACTCTTTACGAAAAGTTATTCCCGCTTTCATATCGCTGCCTTTTCCTGTAAAAGGACTTTTTGTTTTTCCTTTTTCTGCAAAAAATCTAAAATTACCTTTACCAGCTTCAAGTCTAACAGATTTTCTTTTTCCTTTTGGACCAACTCCTTTAAATTCATCTTCTGATTTTTTAAGAGATATTTTTCCTCCAAAATCTTTTTTGCTCCCACCTATTGTAATTCCTTGTGTAAGATTTTTAGTATACTCATTATTGGTTGTTGATATTTCTGGAGTTACTTCAATTGACCCTCCATTTTTTTTGTAAACTCTACCACCAGCAGCTTTTGGTTTACGTCCTTTAAAATCTTTTCTCTTTACACCTGAGGGATCTTTAATTTTACCTGCACAAATTTTGCTGGCGTAGGCGTTCGCATATGCTGAGGGATATACCGAAAATTTTCGCTTGGCTGCGGCCTTACCTCTTGGACAAAGTTTAGTCATCTTTTTTCTTTTTACACATGCATTGTTTAATGCAAAGAATTTTACACAAAACGTTTTTTAAAATTGATCTAATTTTTTCTAACATTATCTTCTCCTTGCTTTTCCAAAACCAGTAAGTTGTTGCGTGCCACTTTTTACAGCTCCACCCATTTTTAATTTTGAAACACCGCCTGCTTTTGCAATCTTACCCATCTTACGATCAAAGTCTGCAATTCTTTCTGCGGCTCTAGCATCACCAGTTTTTAAAGACATACCACCTCTTTTACCTGGCATAGGTTTCTTTTTTATTCCTTTAAGAGCTAGTGCACCAGCACCTGCAACAGCTGCAACTTTACCGGCTTTCTTACCTATTTTTTTTAATAATTTTTTAACCATTATTTTTTACCTTTTTTCTTGTTCATCATAAATTTTCTAAGACCTGCTGGTAATTTAGCCATGCCACCTTTTTTCATTTTTCCAACTCCATCAGCAGCATAAAAAGGAACCATTTTTCCTTCTTTGTTTTTTACCATTTTAAGTTTTCCGCCGTCTTTCATCATAGGTCGTTTCATCATCATGCCACCACCCATTTTTTTAACACGTCCACCTTTTTTATAACCTTTAGGTGATACCTGTTTATTGTATAGTCTGTTTACCATTATTTTCCTCCTCTAAATATTTGTGTACCCTTTATACCAAAAATGCTTGCCACTACAAGAATCCACAAATTTGTGAACCATTTAGGGAGATTAGAAAAATATTCAAAGAATAATTCTATCTTTTGCATTGCAGCCGGGTCATCGCTGATTACTGCCCAAGCGAGAACTATAATAGGGATTGACAATAGGATCAAGACAAATTCATCTTTCCAATCATTTTGTCTGGCCTCTAATAATTTACCCTGGTAAGCCTCCTCACCGCGGGCCATACGCTCTGCGTGCATTAATCTTGCATTAGACATCGCCTCTTTAGTTCTTTGTCTGTTAGCATAAAGCTTACCACCCGTAGAAACTGCTAATTTAATTGCTGATAACCACATTATTTTTTACCTTTTTCTTTTATGCCTGCTCTATTTAGAGCAATAGCTATTGCTTGTTTACGATTTTTAACCTTTTTATCTGATTTTCCAATATTTAATTTACCTTTTTTAAACTCTCTCATGACCTTTGCTACTTTTTTCTGCTTTTTCTTGCTCATTTTTACTCTTTACTGCTAATAATTGAAATACTATCGGGTGCTTGCTCGGGTGAAGGTATTGTTTTGCTTAAAATTGTTTTTTGAATAGACGTGTTTGCCCTTAATTTAGACAATTCTTCGTTTTGTTCTAGTTTATCTTCAACATTCATCTGATTCATCATCGCTCTCATCTTATCAAGGTTAAGTTTTTCTTCTCCCTCTTTGCGTTTTCTCTCATCATCACGTGCTCTAAGGTCTAATTCTCTAGATCTTAGTTTTGCAATAGGATCATTGTCAAATTGTGAGGTAATTTTCTTCTCTTCCTTCATAAATTCGTCCATCATCTCTGCAATCAACACCGCTTTTCTAGATTCTATTTTTTCTGTCAGCATTTTAACTTGAATTTGCATCTCAGGATTAATCATCGCTTGTTGATTTTGTTGCATCATCATTAATTCTTGTAATTCAGTTTTAAATTCTAGCTGAATTTGTTCTTGAGCCATGATTGAAATGTGCTCGAGTATATTTTTCTCTAAGGCAGCCATAACAATAGGTGCATTTCTTGCCATGTTGGTTGCCATAAAATTTAAATGCGAAGTGATATGGGCTCTGTGATCTTGGCCCGGGAACGCTTGAAATGGCACGGCACCGATTGCATCGATGTGTTCTAACGCTGGATCTTTTGGAACAGGGATTGGTGGTGGTTTTAAAATGGCATCAATATTTTTTACACCGAGTGCTTCATACATGTGTCGGTAAACTTGATACATATTGTGTATGTTAGGATTAGATTGTGCCAGTTGCATTTCCGTCTGCGCAAGGGAGATACGCTGTGTTTGTGAAAAAATGTTCGGATCGGCAACTGGCAGGATATCAACCCTGTCATCAAAGTCAGCTTGCTTGATAACGCGTTGCCCACCTACCACATCATAGGGGTATTCTGCCGGTAGGTAAAGTTTGAAAACTCTTGCTAATAAATTAAATTCGACTTTGAGTGATGCATACAATCTTTTGTGGATCGCCGACATAACACGGCTCCCTCTTTCTAAGAGCGCCACGGTCGTGCCCACAGCTGCTCCTTGATTCCCATCACCCACTTGCAAGTCTGCTATAGAAGCGAAGCGTTGACCTGCTTGTACTACGACCCCCATTAAATTCAATAATGTCTGAGATGGTTCCTTAAATGGTAACATCATAAACGAATCTTTAATATTGCCACCCGGTGCATCTACATCTCTAAATTCTCCTGGTTGTATCGCTTGTGCATCGTCACGTATTCTGATGCCTCGTTGTTTAAAACCTGCTGGTAAGTTTGATAATGTTCCAGCATCTAATAATTGTCGTAACGCAGCGGTGGCTGTTCTTGATAATCCACCGATCATATGTATTAAACCAAAACCATAAAACCCTAATCCTGGTAAAAATTTAAAATGTACAAAGTAAGATATTCTCCTTTTCTTAACATCACCAATTTCAAAGTTTCTTCGAATGGATAAGACTTGTCCAGATGATTCTTCAACGGTTACAATGTAAGGTATTTTAATTCCTGTTGGCTCTCCCTCAGGGCTGACATCTTCAAACCCTTCAAGATCGAGTTCTGTGTGAACTTCTAATAAAGTAAACACTCCGCCATCTTTTGTTTTTTTCTCTCCTGAAAGTTCTCTTTCTTTTTTCTCCGACTCTGTTTCATTAACTGGTCCTGGTGTTAGATCAATGTCTCTATAAAAACCATTCACTTGTTGTTTTCGTAAATCATTTTCCGACATACGCACAACATGGATAATGGACTCTGCATCTTCTAAGGAAGTTGCAGAATAAGGAACCACTAAATCATCGGCAGGAACAAATTTAGAAACGGCTTGTCCTTCAACTTCATCGTAGTAAACTTTTTTAAACGCTGACCCTGCAAGTGGTAAATAAAATAATAACTGATCAAAGTCAGGTTCGTAGTCGGTAATGTTATTCATGATTTCATAGTTCATGAAATCTTTCACACGTCTTGCCTGCTGCTCTTTTGCTGGATCCTGTATACCTAAAATTTGTGTTCGCACAGGACCATCGGCAGGTAATAATTCTTTGTACGCCAAAGCCTGAAACTGGGTCACGGCTTCTGCTAAGACAGGGTGGGTTGCACCTGACGCACCTCTAAAAGGTTCGCTTCTCGAGTCGTATTTAAATCCTAATAAATCGAGTCCGCTGGTATAAGACTTCTCCCATTCTTTTCTCGACATTTTATAATCACGATAATTACTCATCAACTCTGATGATAATCTTCCTAACACATCATCGGGTAAAAGTTCTGCAAGGTTTGCGAAATGTCCCGAGTCTTGTCCGGGGTTCATGGCACTTGGTTCAAAGTTAATGTCTACACTGCCATCTTCATTCTGTTGAACGTCAACGGGCGGTGGACCTTCGAGCTCGGCTTGTTGTTGCTCGGTTGCCTCAACAATCTCTTGTTCAGGATCAAGATTTATTTCTTGTCTTACGTTTGGTAATGCTTTGTCTATTTCTGCCATATAGTTTCCCTAATCTTTTCGTTGTATTCTTTTTTTTGATAATATTCAAGCCTTGTGGATTAGGCCCTCGTAGAGGCGGCGGTCCTGACTTCTTACCTATCATCAGTAATATGTTCTCCTTTGTTGAGGTAAGGGTTCATCCAAATAATCCTCAGGATGACCAATAAATCCTCCTTGTCTAAACCTCATGACCGCTTGCGTTGTGGAGTCGACTAAATCGTCGTGATCTCCATACGGAAACGCTGCACATTCCTCAATTACCTCTTGTGCAAACTCTTTGTGAGTGGGCGCCCATATGCATCCACTTTCAAATAGAGGTGCAACTGAGTTAACTCTTGTATGCTTATCATTCCCTTTACTCGGTGTAAAGTTTAAAACAGGGATACCCATCTTACGTAATTCGTAAGTGAGCGGGAGCCCTGATGCTTTGGCCTCGACCAAAACTGTTTCAGGTTGCCAGTAATCGTATTGTTCTTTAGCCACGCGCCGTAGTTCAGGGAACTCGAAACGATCTTTGACTGCATCAACGAGCAAGAGCTGTGGACCACTGTCCTCATTTTCTTGGAACACGCCCCACGTTGTGATCGCAGAATAGTCCGCTGTTTCTTTTTTCATAAACGCGGTGTCGTAACTTTGTATGACATGTTGCAAGGGTGGAAGTTCTTCTTGATCCCAATCACTCCACCACTCTCGTTTAAGAATTGCACCTTCTTCAGAAGTTGGGTTTTGCATCCACTGTGCATTCCATTTTGATAAAGGTAACGATGCTT